GACCGGATTGACGGGCGGCAGATGGCGGCCGAGTTGCCCAAGGGCTGGGAGGGGATGTTCGAGTTGGAGCGCGGCAGTTCGGCAGCCGACGACTTCATCGCCCGCATCGAGGCCGCCTACAACGACGGCGGCGCGGTGCCGGCGGGCACGCTGTATCAGTACATCAGCGAAACCGACGGCTCCACCAGCACCTATCAATACGACGGCGCGGTGTTCCGCTTTGCCCAGGCCGGGCAGTGGCGCGGCGATGCCAGCGTGCGCCAGCGGCTGGAGTTCTTTGCCAGCACGCGGCGGCGCATCTGATGGACGAGGTGGTGGATACGCGCGGCCGGCTGCTGGGGCTGCGGCGGTTGAGCGTGCTGGACCGGCTGCGGCTGTATGAGGCGGCCGGGGCCGAGCTGTCGCGCAATGATCGCTGGCTGGGGCTGGCGGTTCTGGCGGCCAGCGTGGCGGCGATCGACGGCGTGCCGGTGCCGATGCCGGCGAGCAAGGCGGGCATCGAGACGGCGGTGCAGCGGCTGGACGAGGAGGGGCTGGCGGCGGTGGCCGCGGGGCTGGTTCCCGAGAAGCCGCTGGACAGGAAGCTGGCGGGAAACTGAGCCGGCACCCCGATCTGCGCGATGTTTTGTATCTCGCGATGAACGGGGTGCCGATTGAGACGGCCGCTGGCCTTTCGCCCACGCAACGCTTCGCCTGGGTGGTGGCCATCGGCACGCTGAAGGGCGGGTCGTTCGACTGGGAGGCGCTGTCGTGGAGAACCCCATGAACGAAACTGTCGCGAAGCTGAGCGACGACGCGCCGCTGGAAGACCGGCTGGGCGAGGCGGCGTTGGCCGCGGTGATGGGCGATCCCTATGAGGTGGGGTTGCGCATTGCGCTGGATGACGGCGTGGCCGCGGCGCTGCCGGCGGTGGCGCGCGAGCTGGCCTGGCTGGATGCGGCGGTGGCGGCGAGTGGCGCCGGGCTGGCGGGGTTGTCCCGGGCGCCGGCGACGATTGTCGCGCGGCCGGCTGCGGCGGCTGCGGTGCCCGAGCTGGGCGCCGATGCGCCGCCGGTTGTTGCACGGGGCGGCAGAAGCCCGGCAGACGGATTTGCCGTGGTGGAGCGCGCGGCCGAGCGCATGGCTGCGCCGGATTGGGCGCCCCGGGGGCCACCAGCGGCGGCACCCATGACTGCGCCGCGAGCGGCCGAGGCGCCTGGCGCGATGCGGACGGAGGTTGGGCCGACAGAGGCTGGGCCGTCAGAGGCGGGGCCTGCTCAGGCTGGGCCGGCTGAGGTGGGGCCTGCTCAGGCGGGGCCGGCTGAGGCGGGGCGGCTGGATTGGGGCGGCACGGCGTGGGGCCGGCTGGCGGCGGTGCCAGGGGTGCCGGAGGCGGCGATGGCGTCGGCGGTGGCGGCGCCGGCGGCGATGGCGGAGGCGGCGATGACGCCGGCAATCGCGGCCTCGGCGGAGTTGGTCCCGGCGGTGATGGCCCCCGGCGGGCCGCCGCTTGTATCTGCGGCGCCTGCGGGCGCGGCGGAGATGGTGTCGGCGGCGCCAGTCTCGGCCTGGGCGATGCCCGATTTGCCCGGTTCGGGGCCGGCCTGGCGCGGCGCGGCCACGCGCGAGCCGATGGCGCAGGCGGCGCCGGACGAGGCACAGGGGTCGGCCGAAGGCGCCGAGACCGCGCTGGAAGGCCGGCTTGAGTTGGACGGCGCAGTGCTGGGCCGGTTCGTGGCCGAAATGCTGGCGCGCGAGGCCGGGCGGCCGGCATCGGGCATGACCGGGTTCGATCCGCTGGTCTCGCCGGCTTGGCCTGGGGCATTGCAGGGATAGCGGGGGCAGGCAGACATGGCGGAGCGGTGGGAGACGGGCGAGGTCTTGCGCCTGCCGTTCGTGTTCGTGCCCGATGGCGGGGTGGCGCCGGCTTGGTGGCGGGCGGCGCACCCGGATGCGGTGAGCCTGCCGGCGCGGCTGGTGATGGGGCCACGGCATCCGAGCCCCAGGCAGGTCGTGACGGTATCGGATCGCGATAGGCTCAAGAAGCCACTGACGGAGCGGGGCCAAGCGCTGCAGCGGTGATGGTCACTGCCGCTTGTTGATCACAGAGGACAGCCGATCATCGGAGCCAGTGGACAGCCGGTGCAGTTTCCCAGCTATCTTCCGCCACAGTTCTTCGTGGCGCAGGGACACCGGTTGGTGGACCTTCCTCTCGACTCCGTCGCAAGCCAGATCGCGGTCGACCTGTTGCAGTTCATGCACCGGTTCCCTTGGGACGCGCAACGCCGTGAAGGAGAGTTTTTCGACGATTGGGTGGACTATGCGACCATTGCAATCGGTCTCTACGCGGCGGCCGCAGGAATCTCGAAGCACCACATCCTAATGGCGCAGAACATCTTCGCGGGCTGGTTTTCGAACTTCGGGAGAGTGCCAATGGATAGTACCTATACCAACTTGCCGAAGCGCAATATTTCGAATACTGAAATCGGCTTCCGCTTGTAGCGGGATGGGCAGTTTGACCTGGTGCCACAACATGACCGTGCCCGATGACGCAAGACGCTGATATGCGGGCCCGGCCGAGCCTGCGTCGCCGGCTGACGATCGGGGCGTTGTGTGCGGCTGTCTGGGTACTGGTCGGTATCCAGCTGGGCATCTCGCGGCCATGGACGCGCAATCCGCCGTGCCAGTTAAAGGGCGAGGAAGCAGTGAAGGTCTCGCCGGACGGGAAGCTGGCGGTGCAACTGGTGCATGAGACGTGCGACCACGGGTGGATTTTCCTCGAAGTCCTGTCCAGGCTGGATGCTTGGCGCATCGCGGCGCCGCAGCAGCGTTATACGCTGGCCGGATGGGAACGAGCCGGCAAAAATGACGGGGTGACGGTGGCGTGGACCGGCGACGCTGCGGTTCGGCTGGAACTGACAGCCTGGTCGGGTGCCCGGCTGGACCCGGCACCGATGGCCGGGCTGGTGCTGACCCTGGTGCAGGCGGCGCCGACGCGTGACGGCGGGCGGTGACGGAGGGGTGCCACAACGTGCTGGTCTGGTCGCTGTGGCATTTCCAGACCGACACGGACCGATGGGGCATGGAGGACGACGAGCAGCCGCATCTGCTGATCGGGTATTTTGTGCGGCGGGAACAAGCCGAGGAGGTCCGGGTGCGGTTGCTGTCCGGACCCGGGTTCGGCGCCTGGCCGCGCGGCTTCAGGGTTGGACGAGAGCCGCTGGACGGCGCGACCGGGAGCGAGCAGGGCTTCATCGATCCCTGGGATGACGACGCGCCATCGGCCGACCCGACAGATGTTCTGCGCCTGGCCGACCCGGCGCCAAGGGCGGTGCCCACCGTGATCTGGAGTGTCCGGCATTTCAAGCAGTGCAACGCCGCCGCGCCGCCGGAACCGCAGAACGAAAAGGGCGTCGGCGTGTTCTCCAGCTCCGCCAACGCCGAGGCCGCCTTGGCGCACCGGCGGCGCCAGCCTGCGTTCCGTGACTGGCCGCAGGGGTTTCGGGTATGGCGTCGGCGCCTGGGCGTGGCCTTCGGGCTGGACGGGTTGCAGGAGCGCTATGGCTGGGACGCCTGGGCGCGGTCATTGCGCGGATGAGCGCGTAAACGGGTAAAGTTTTTTTGCTTCTTTTTGTTCACAAAAAGAAGGGTTTTACTTCTTTACTTCATGCCCCAGACAAGGAGCCAGCATGAGCGATTACCTGCTGATCGGCCCGGTGCTGCTGGAGGCGTTCGAGCTGCCTTCGCGCGTGGCCTGGGGCGGCCGCCAGCGCCTGGCGGTGCATCGGCTGCCTGGTGGGCGGCGGGTGATCGACGCCATGGGGCGCGACGATGCCGACATCGCCTGGACCGGGGTGTTCTCGGGCGAAGACGCGGTGCTGCGGGCGCGGGCGCTGGACCTGATGCGCGGCAGCGGCCTGGTGTGGCCGCTGTCGTGGGAGAGCTTTTTCTATTCGGTGGTGGTGAGCCGGTTCGAGGCGCTGTACGAGCGCGACAACTGGATCCCGTATCGCATTACTTGCACCGTTCTGCGCGACGAGGCCGAAGCACTGGTTGAGGACGCGCTGTCGCTGGGCGCCGGCGTGCTGGCCGATGTGGCTGGGTTGGCCGATGTAGCAGGCGTGGTCGATGTGGCCGGGCTGGGCGCGCTGGTGGGTGCCGCGGGCGCGCTGCGCTATGGCACGGCGGCGCAGGGTGCGGCGGTGCGTGGGTTGCGCGGGCAGGAAACGGCGCTGGACCGGGCGATGGCCAGGCGGGGTGTCGCCTTGCGCGCGGCCGATACCGGCACTCCGGCGGGAATGCGGGCGGCGCGCGACGAGGCCGGCGAGCTCGCGGGCTTGGCGCGGGCGCGCGGGCCATTGGGCCGGGCGCGGGCGGCGGTGGAGAGCCTCACGGGATAGCCACCCGCGACACGAAAGGACGCGACATGCGCACGATACTTCAGGCTGGTGGAACGCTGTTCCACGTGGCGGCGGCGGAGCTTGGCGATGCAACGCAATGGCTGCGCATTGCCCGGCTGAACGGGCTGAACGATCCGATGCTGGGCGGCGTGGTGCGGCTGGTGCTGCCATCGCGCGATGCCGCGGCGGGGGGTGGCATTGCTGAACAATGACCTGGTGCGCCGGCCGAAGCTGCTGGTGGCAGTGGATGGGCTGGCGGTGGACACCGCCGTGTCGGCGCGGGTGCTCAGCAACAACTATTACGCAGCCGACCGGTTCTCGCTGGTGGTGGCGCTGGGCAATACTCCGCCTGCCGCCTGGATGTCCGCCGATCGGATGCTGGTGGAGATCGGTGTTTCCATGGGCGGCGGAACGGCCAGCCTGATCCAGGGCGAGGCCGACCAGCTGGAGCTGGATGCCATGCGCCGGCTGGTGTTCCTGTCGGGGCGCGACCTGACGGCGCGGCTGATCGAGGCGCGCACGCAGGAGAGTTTCTCCAACCGCACCGCCAGTGAGATCGCCACCTTGCTGGCCGGGCGGCGCGGATTGTCGGCCGATGTGACCGCCACCAGTACGCCGGTGGGGCGCTATTGGCAGTTGCAACGCGATCGCATCACGCTGGACCTGTTCAGCCGCGCCACCACCGAATGGGATTTGCTGGTGACGCTGGCCGGGCTGGAAGGCTTCGATGTATGGGTGCGCGGCACCACGCTGCATTTCCGCCCGGGGCAGCAGGCTTCCGGCGCGGGCTTCGTGCTGCGCCCGGCTGACCTGACGGGGCTGCGGCTGGAACGGTCGCTGACGCTGGCTCGCGATATCGAGGTGGTGGTGAAAAGCTGGAACGCGCGCCAGCAACAGGCGTTCATCCGCACCGCCCGGCGCCGGCGCGGTGGGCGCAGCGGCGATCAACTGCAACGCTACGTCTACGTGGTGCCGAACCTGACGCCCGACGAGGCGCTGAAACTGGCGCAGCGGCGGCTGGCGGAACTGACGCGCCATGAGCGGGTGGTGGTGGCGGAGATGCCGGGCGAACTCCACTTGGCGCCGCGCATGGCACTGCGGCTGGAAGGCTCAAACACCGACTTCGACCAGGAATACTGGATCGATGAGGTCGACCGCACGCTGCACGTGGCGCGCGGGTTCAGCCAAACAGTGCGGGCGCGCAATGCCAGCACCGGCAGCCAGGCGACGAGCCCGGTGAGTCGGCTGGCGGGGTGAAGGAAGGCCAGGGCTCTGCCCTGCACCCGCTGGGGCCGGCGGCCCCAGACCCCATTCGCTTGTTCGCCTTTGGCGAGAGGGGCCATCCCGCCGGTTGCAACCATTCGGTTGGCCCCTCTCGCCAAAGGCGAAAATGGTTGAGGGTCCAGGGACCTCGGGTCCCTGGTGGGGTCCAGGGGCAAAGCCCCTGGCCTTCCTTTCTCCCAGCAAGGAGGCTCAATGGATCGTTTCTTGAATGCCATGAAGGCGCAGTCCGCCGCGCTGGATCGGGCGCAGGGCCAGGCCAGGTTCGCGGTGGTGGCCAGTGCCGATCCGGCGCGCCATGCGGTGCGGGTTCGCTTGCAGCCGGAGAATGTGTTGAGCGGCTGGCTGCCGGTGGCCTCGCCCTGGGTGGGCGCGGGGTGGGGCATTTTCTGCCTGCCGTCGCCGGGCGACCAGGTGCTGGTGCTGGCGCAGGAGGGTGATGCCGAGCATGGCGTGGTGGCGGGCGGGTGTTTCAGCGACCGGCGGCCGGCGCCCGCGGGGGCGGTGGGCGAGTTGGTGCTGCGCCATGCCTCCGGTGCCACGTTGCGGTTGGCCAATGACGGCACGGTGCGCATTACCGGCGACCTGCACGTGTCGGGCCGGGTGTTCGACAGCCACGGGGCGCTGGATACGTTGCGAGGTCATTACAACGAACACAGCCACCCTGGCGCTCCGGCGCCGCCTTCGCCGCAGGATTGAGCAACATGCCAGATATTTCCCACGAATTCGGCGCCGACCTCCTGGCCGGCTCCACTGGCGACCTGGCGCTGGCCGAGGGGGTTGCGCTGGGCCGGCAGCGGGTGCTGCGGCGGCTGCTGACCAATCCCGGCGACTACATCTGGCAGCCGGAGTATGGCGCCGGGCTGGGCCGCTTCGTTGGCCAGCCGACCGCGCCCGCGCGCATTCGTGCCGTGGTGCGCAGCCAGATTTTCCGCGAACGCGCGGTGGCACGCAGCCCCGAGCCGGTGGTGGAGGTGCAGGCGAGCGATGACGGGCGGGTGTTCGTGTCGATCCGCTACGCCGATGCCGATAGCGGGGAAACCCAGAGCCTGTCGTTTCGTGTGGGAGACCGATGATGCAGTTGCGGCTTCAGGATTTCTCCGCGCTGGTGGCCAATGGCGCCGCCGCGGTGCAGGCAGCGTCGCGGGCGCTGATCGACCTGTCGGTCGGCTCGGTGCTGCGCGCCATTCTGGAGGCGAATGCCTCGGTGGCGCTGTGGCTGCAATGGTTGATCGTGCAGGTGCAGAGCATGACGCGGGCGGCGACCAGCGAGGCCGCCGACCTGGATAGCTGGATGGCCGATTTCGCCCTGGCGCGGCTGCCGGCGGTGGCCGCACGTGGGCAGGTGCGCTTTGCCCGCTTTGCCACCACCGAGGCGGTGCTGGTACCGGCAGGTGCACTGGTGCGCACCGCCGATGCGGCGCAGGGTTTCGTGGTGTCGGCGAATTCCGCCCATGCAGCCTGGAACGCTTCCCAGGGCGGCTATGTGCTGGGTGCGGGGGTGGGCAGCGTGACCGTTCCGGTGATGGCACAAACATCCGGCGCCGCGGGCAACGTGTTGGCCGGCAGCATCACGCTGATCGCCGATGCGCTGGCCGGGGTGGACACTGTGGCCAATGACGGGCCGCTGCTGGGCGGGCTGGATGCCGAGAGCGACGCTGCGTTGCGGCTGCGTTTTGCCGACTACCTGGCCAGCCGCAGCCGGGCGACGCCGGTGGCGGTGGGCTATGCGGTCGCCGCCTTGCGCCAAGGGCTGCGCTGGCGAATTGCCGAAGGCGTGGGCACGGGATTCTTCGTGGTGACGGTGGATGACGGCAGCGGCACGCCATCTGTCGGCCTGCTGGCCGATGTGGCGACGGCGGTCGAGGCGGTGCGTCCGGTGGGCACCAGCTTTGCGGTGCAGCCGCCGGTGCTGACCGTGGCCGGCGTTGGGCTGACCATTGTCACCGAGGCGGGTGCGGTGCGGGGCGAGGTGATTGCGGCGGTGCAGACCGCGATTGCCGCGCATATCGCCGCACTGGGCATCGGCGAGGTGCTGCCGTGGTCGCGGCTGGCGCAGCTTGCCTATGGCGCCTCGGCTGCCGTGGTGAATGTGACCGCGGTGTTGCTGGCTGGTGGCACGGCGGATCTGTCGCCCGGGCCCAACGGCGTGGTGCGGCCCGGAACTATCGTGATCAGCTGAGGGGAGTTTCCGATGCAAGGCGATGCGCAGGATATGCGGGCGCGGCTGCGGGCGGTGCTGCCGGCGCGCTGGCACAGTGAGGCCCCGGCGGTGCTGGAGGCGGTGCTGGCCGGGCTGGCCGAGGGCTGGGCCTGGCTCTACGACATGCTGGCCGTGGTGCGGGCACAGGCCCGCGTGGCCACCGCCAGCGGTGCGATGCTGGACATGATGGCGGGCGATTACTTCGGCCAGCGCATCCGCCGGCGGCGGGCACAGGGTGATGCGGCCTTCCGCGCCACCATCCTGCGCGAGTTGCTGCGCGAGCGCGCCACACGCCCGGCGCTGGTTGCGGTGCTGCGCGATTTGACTGGGCGGACGCCGCTGATCTTCGAGCCGCGGCGGCCGGGTGATACCGGCGGCTGGGGCGTCGGCTGTGGCTACGGCGCCGCCGGTGGCTGGGGAAGCCTGTTGTTGCCGTATCAGTGTTTCGTGACCGCGCGGCGCCCGCTGGGCAGCGGCATCGCCGGGCTGAACGGCTGGGGCGGCGGCGCCGGCGGCTGGGGCACGGGCAGTGTGGCCTGGGCCAGCCTGGCGATGCTGGAGGGCCAGGTGACCGATGCCGACATCCACGCGGCAGTGGCCGCAGTGCTGCCGGCGGGTGCCACGGCCTGGGTGCGGATCGACAACTAAGACAAAGGCAAAGCCAGGGCTTTGCCGTCGCGGCGCGAAGCCGCGCCGCGGGGACCCACCAAAGGCCGAGGGCCTTTGGAAACCCAACACTTAAGTGACGAGGTCCAGGGGCTCGGCCCCTGGTGGGTCCAGGGCAAAGCCCTGGTCTGGGGTCACGCCCCGCACGTTCGCAGCTGGCAAGACATCAACCCCCAAGGCGAGGACTCAATGGATCGCAACATCGTCTATCCCGGCAGCATTCCGCTGGACACCGACCTTTTGTCCACCAACCGCAACGCCATGGTGGCGTTGGGGGCGTTGATGCGCGCGGTGCTCGGCACCTCCAGCGTGGTTGACGGGCTGGCCGTGGGGCCAACCGCGCCGGCCTCGATGGCGGTGCTGGTGGCCCCTGGCAGCATCACCCAGCTGTCCACGCTGGATGCGGCGTCGTATGGCGCGCTGGCGGCCGACACCGCTTCGGCGCTGATGAAGATGGGCGTGAACCTCGCGGCCACCAGCTTCACGCTGAGTGCGCCCACCACCTCGGGCCAATCGGTCACTTCGCTGATCCAGGCGAGCTTCCTGGAGACGGATATCGACCCGGTTGTGCTGCCGTACTACAACGCGGCCAATCCGGCGGCGCCCTATCTGGGCCCGGCCAACAGCGGCACGGCGCAGAACACGCGCCGGGTGCAGCGGGTGCAATTGCAGCTCAAGCCTGGCGTGCCGGCCACCACGGGCACCCAGGTGGCGCCGGCGGTTGATGGCGGCTGGGTGGGGCTGGGGACGGTAACGGTGGCGAACGGGCAGGCGAGCATCACCGGGGCGCATATCGCGGCGCTGTTCACGGCGCCCACGCTGGCCTATCGGTTGCCGGAATTGCGGCCGGGCTTCGTCACGATGCAGGCGTACACTGCCAACGGTTCCTTCGTGGTGCCGGCGGGGGTGACGCGGCTGCGGGTGCGCGCGATCGGCGGCGGCGGCGGCGGCGGCGGCAACACCTCCTCGGGCGGTGGTGGCGGCGGCGGCGGCGGCGGCTATGCCGAGGGCGTATTCGCCGTGGGGCCGGGCCAGTTGATCGCGGTTACCGTGGGGGCCGCCGGCGCGGGTGGGGTGAATAGTTCCGGCTCGGCGATCGGCAATTCCGGCGCCAATGGCGGGGCCAGCAGTTTTGGCGCTTTCGCCTCGGCTTCGGGTGGCACCGGCGGGCAGGGCTCGCTGGCGGCCGGCCAGGGCAATTCCGGCCCCGGCGGCGCGGGCAGCGGCGGGGCGGTGAACATGGGCGGCGGGCCTGGCAATGCCGGCTTCAACGGCGGTGCGGCCGGCTATGGCGGGCATGGCGGGCCGGCGGCGGCGGGTGGCGGGGGTGGTGCGGCCTCGTCCGGCCTGCCCAGCACCGGTGCTTCGCCGGGTGGCGGTGGCGCGGGTGGGGGCGGCAACTTCGCCGGTGCCGCCGGTGCCGCCGGCCTCGTCATCGTCGAATATTGAGAGGGGCACTGCAATGTCCGGAACCATCTCCCGGGTCTGGCGACCCAGCACGGCGCGGCGCGTGGTGCTCGACGGCTTCGCGCCAGTGCCGCGCGGCACCAGCCTTTCCACCCCCCCGCTGCTGTCGTGGCCGGCCAAGGACCCGGCCGACGTGTTGGACTATGAGCTCGATATTTCCGCAGCCCTCACCGGGCACGAAAGCGACGCCATTGCCGCGGTTGCGGTGTCGCCCAGCCCGGCCGGCAGCGGCCATCTGGTGGTGGGCGACATCGTCGCCGACGGGCGGGTGGCGGTGGTCTGGCTGTCGGGCGGCCAGGCGGGCACGACCTATCGCCTGCAGGTGACGCTCACCACCACCAGCGGCCGCGTGTTGGGCCGTGCGGTGGCGCTGCCGGTGCTGGCGCTGGCCGCACAGCAAACGCCCTCGGGCGTGTTGCAGGCGAACGGCGGCGCGGTGATCACCGACGAGAACGGCAACCCCATCCTGATTGGAGGCTAACGATGCCGACGATCGCAGAACTCGCACCCGCCCTGGCGGCCGCGGACAGCGATGCCTTGCCCGCAAGCCAGGGCGGCGTGGTGCGCCGCATCAGCCGTGCCCAGTTGCTGGCCGGCATGCAGCCCACCATCACCCTGCCGGCGGGCGGGCTGATGGGGCGCAGCAGTGCCGGGGCCGGTGCGCCGGAAACCATCGCGGTGGGCAGCGGGCTTGTCCTGTCGGCTGGCGTGCTGTCGGCACCGCCGATCGGCACGCTGGCCGGGGCCGTCAATGCCTCGGCCGCCGTTGTGGTGGCCGCCGGCACTTCGGCCACGCGCAGCCTCGCAGCATTGCTGGCTGATGCCGTGGGACCCGAAAGTTTCGGCGCGGTTGGCGACGGCGTGACCGACGACACCGCCGCCTTTGCCGCAGCGGTTGGTTCCGGCCGGCCGGTGCGGCTGGGGCCACGCACGTACCGCATCGACGGGCAATGGACCATCGCCCAGGCGAACACGGTGCTGCTGGGCACGCCGGGGCTGTCGGTGCTCAAGCGCGGGGCGCAGGTGGGCAATGGCGCCTGGATCAGCGTGCAGGCGCCGGGCTTGCGTGCCGATGGCATCACCTTCGACGCCAACCGCGCCAGCGTGAACGTGGAAAGCTGGGGCGTGCTGCTGACGGCGGCCTGCACCAGCAGCGATCTTCATCGTTGCGCCTTCATCAATGCCGCCGGTGCCACGCTGGGCAGCGGGCTGGTGCTGCTCGCCTCCGACCCCGCCGTGGTGCGCCATGTGATCCGCGACTGCACTTTCTCGGGCAATGCCGCGCACGGCTTGTGGGTGCAGGCCTGCGCCGGCGTGCTGGTCAGCGAATGCCGCGCCCACGACAATGCGAAATACGGCCTGAACATCGACTTCAACGACGCGGCCCGGGTGCGGCGCGCGCGCCTGGTGCAGGTGGCCGGCAACCGAAGCTGGGCTAACCAGCGCGGCATCGCGGTCGGCAACTACAACGTGGTAAACACCGAACCGCCGGTCTGGGGCAACAGCTTTCCCGATGCGGTGGGCGTGGTGGTGGCTGGCAACATCTGCCACGACAACACGGTCTATGGCATCAGCGCGGCCGGCCGCGCGCTGCTGATCCAGGGCAACCTGTGCGCCGACAACGGCACCATGGGCAATAGCGGCGCCGGCATCCTGGCCAATGTCGCCGCCAGCCGCGTCACCGGCAACACCGTCACCGGCGGTGCGCTGTATGGCATCGACTGCGGTGGCGCCATCGACAGCGACATCAGCGGCAACCAGGTGCTGGGCCACGGCTACGGCATCAATTGCGGCGGCAGCACCAACCTGCGCGTGGCGGGCAACTCGCTCGCCGAATTCAGCATCTTTGGCGTTTGCGCCACCAACGTGGAAACCGACAGCTTCGGGCAGAATTTCGGCATCGCCTGTTCCAACCTGGCAATCACCGCCAACCGCATCGCCATGTCGGGCACCGGCGAGGGCGTGTGGCTGCGCGACGGCCCGCGCAACTCTGTCGTCGCCGACAACGACTTCACCGGGCGTGGTGCCGCCCAGTGCCTGCGCGCCGACACCGACAGCGTGCTGGTGCGCGGCAACCGGCACGACTTCACCGCGCGCTTCATGGCCAACCCGGCGCTGCTGGACGGGCGCCAGACGGTGGTGTTTCCCGACATTGCCGACAGCATCATGATCACCAGTGCGCCCAGTGGCGTGCAGGCGATTATCGGCAGCAACCAGGCGGCCTGGGCCGGGCGCATCAGCTTCATCCGCGTCACCGCCGGCGGCAGCGGCTACACCACCGCCACGGTTGCCATCGGCGGGGGCGGAAGTGCTGCGTCGGCCCAGGCGGTGATCAGCAACGGCGCGCTCATCGGCATCGTCGTGCTCGCCCATGGCAGCGGCTATGGCGCGATTGGCACGACGGTGCCGGTGACCATCACCGGCAACGGCAGCGGCGCCACCGCGCTGGGCTACGCCGCCCCGCCGCTGCCCGAGGAACGCACTTTGCTGGTGCGCTGCAACGCCGCCGTCACCTTTGCGCGGGTGGGCAGCAATCCGTTGCAGGAGAACTGGACGCGCGGCGACCTGAGCGTGGCGGCCGACGGCGATGTGGAATGGATCGCCACCTGGGGCATGTGGCGCGCCGGGCGGTTTGCGTTGCCCGACTACCTGGCGCCGGACGCCTCGGGCACCACCACGCTGCGCAGCGCCGGCAACGGTGATCTTACGCTGCGCCCACGCGGCACCGGCAAGCTGCGGCTGGCCAGCGGCAGCGAAGCCACCGGCGCCACCACCTCGATCGGCCGCGGCACGCCGCAGGGCAGCGTCAGCGCGCCGCCAGGCTCGGACTATCGCAATCTCGACGGTGGGGCGGGGGCGACGTTCTGGATCAAGCAGAGCGGCACCGGCAACACCGGCTGGGTGGCGCTCGCCTAGCACCAGGGGCCGAGCCCCTGCACCCCAGAAGGGGGCCGAGCCCCTGCACCTTCAAACATATGGGGCCTGGGGCGACGCCCCAGCGGGTCGAGGGCAGCGCCCTCATCTTCCTTTCCTTAGCACACGAGGACATCGAATGCCCACGTTGAGCGAACTTCCGCAGACCCTCATCACGATCGACAGCGACCTGACGATGATCGAGCGTGCGGGCACGTCGTTTGCCACCACGGTGGCGTCATTGCGCGCACCCATGCAGCCGCGCCTCACCCTGACGCCGGGCAAGCTGCTCGGCCGGGTCGGCGTGTTTCCCGGCGGGCCCGAGCCGGTGTCGGTCGGCACCGGGCTGAAGCTGGAAGCCGGCACGCTGATGGTCGACCAGGCAACCCTGCCGGCCAGCAGTGCGTCGAACCTGAACGTGATCGCCACCGGCAGCTCGCGCAGCCGTACCCTGGCGGTGCGCGCAGCCGACCGGGTGAATGCGCTGGATTTCGGCGCGCGCGCCGACGGGGTAACCAATGACGGCCTGTCGCTGCAAGCGGCGTTCGACGCCGCCGCCGCCAAGCCGCGTGGCGGCGAGGTGTTCCTGCCGCCCGGCACCTATCGCATCGACACCTCGGTGGCGCTGTTGCGGCCGCGCACCGGCGTGGTGGTGCGCGGCTCCGGGCGCGGGCGCACGGTGCTGTTCATCGACGACACGATCAACGCCATCAACGGCGACGCCATCACCAACGCGGTGGTGGGCGGCGGCGGCAGCTTTCTGCCGCTGTCCGATTTCCACATGCACGACCTTACCGTGCGCGGGCGGGCCGACACCGTGCGCACCGCCGGCTGCCAGATGGTGCGGCTGTTCGGCACCAACCTGACGGTGGAGAACTGCGAGTTCATGCACTCGCGCAACATGGGCCTGGTGATCGTGAACAGCGACCAGGTGACGGTGCGCAACTGCCGCGTCTATCGCACCATCGCCGACGGCATCGCAGTGTGGGACAGCAGCAATGTGATCATCGAGGGCAACGAGATCATCGGCGCCAACGACGACGCCATCTCGGCCCATGCCGGCACGCTGACCGCCGCCCCGCTGCGCTCGGGCATCGTGATCGCCAACAACACCATCACCGAAAGCCAGGGCATCGCCATTCTGGGCGCCAAGTCGGTGGTGATCACCGGCAACGTGATGCGCCGCATCATGGGCACCGGCATTCGCGTGCTGGCGCCCAATGTCAACGATCCGCAGGGGCTGACGGCGCAGTTCTCCCTGCGCATCACCAACAACATCATCAGCGACGTGTTCCTGCGGCCGGAGCCGAATGCGCGCACCGGTGTGCAGTTCTACATCTGGCTGTCGGGCGGGCTGCGCACGCCGGGGGGCGGGGCGGCACCGCCGGGCGAGCCGGCGCCGGGCAGCGGGGCGGTCACGCCGCTGTACGGCACCGGCAACGGCACGTTCTATACTGGCGATACTGCCAATCCCGCGGTGGCGGCACCGGCCGGCTACTGGAACGAGATATCGAACAACCACCTGGTGCGAACCTTGCCGGCGGTGGCCGCGGTGTCGGACTGGGGCTACGGGTCCGAGGGGCTGTGGGTCGGCAACAACGGCATCGGCACCGGCTTTTACAACGGTGCGGTGGCGGAGGCGAACCTCAACACCCTGGGGATCCTGCTGGGGCCGGCGCTGCGCAATTGCCGCGTGGCCGACAACATCATCCAGACCACCGGCGCGCACGGCATCCTGTTCAATTCCACCACGTTCCTGCCGGTTGCAACCATCGACATGGACTATGACGGGCTGACGATCGAGGGCAACCGCATCGTCGATGTTTCCACCGCCGCCATCCAGGGGCCGCCGAACGGTGCGCACCGCGTGCTGGTGCGCCACAACGAGTTCGACGGCGACCCGCGCTTTCGTGCCGCCACCCGCGGCGCCG